ATGTTATGCAATACGGGATGCGGCTACAGATGAGTACATAATTCCGTTTGATAATATTTATAATAAAGTAAGTTGTGATAGCACTAGTAATTTTATCCACGTAGATATGAATAGTTTTATGCCAGAAAGATATTACCGCATAGAATTAAAAGTAGTAGATGGATTTACTGAAGAATATATTGACGACGAAATTTATTTTAAAGTAGTTAGATAATGGCAATAGACAGACGTAGAAGATTAGATCCTATTGATTTACAAGGACAATCAAAATATCAAGAACAAGGTATTACAAGAATATCAAACAATGATTCCGTTGTTAAACGAGACTCTGCAGGTAATATTGAACTACAAGAAAATAAAAATAATCCATTATTAATAATAGAACCAATATATAAAAAAATATTGAATAGTTCAGTAATTAAAGTTTTAGATACTCAATTTAATTATTTTAAATTTCCTGTACGTATAGCTGGAGAAAATTTAGATTTAAGTTTAGATTTAGATTTAAATTTAGAACAATCAGATGACATTTCTGCCAATTTAATTATACCTACTCCGTTAGATTCAAATCAACAGCCGCAAAACACACAAAAAATTAGTACAACGTTTGATTCAAACTGGTATTATGGTGATAATGCGCCTAATAGTAAAGGATATCGAGAACTTCCATTTGTTGGTGGGACGCAACCAAATGCCAATGGATATACTATTACTAAAGAAATATTAGACTCATTGAAACAACAAAATAAAACTATTAGATTTAAATTTGCAGTTCAATATAGAACATCAGCCGAGTCTCGTACAAACTTTAACACAAGATTAACTAGGTCTAATCGTAAAACATATAATCCATTGACATTAATTTTTAATAAACAACAAAATGTTACCGGGGGTTCGGAAGGCGATGCAAATCCATATGGATTTACAGAAAGGAATTTTTCTGGCGATTATCCATATTTAGTTGTTACGTATGTTGTAGATATAGACAATACAAAAGCAGACGATGTTTATAAATTATCAGCCGTTAGCGGAAATGCGGGTGTTATTTTAGCTCAAAATTCGTATTGGGATGTTGATATAATTGACATACCTGATACAACAAATGAAATTTATGAAAATGTATATAGTATCAATGATGATACTGCAATACTTACTGGAGATAATCAATTGGTGGTTTTAAAGTCGTCAGAAAATAATCAGGTAGCTACCTTAGTATAATTATAATATGTTAGATCAATATAAAAATATCGAACAATTAAGCACCGCAAGAAAATCATTTTCAGCGGAACGATTGCCGGCGTCTAAAACACAATTATTTTCTATTGATTCTAATCAAACATATGTTCCCAATACTAACATTTTAGATAATAACATTGAATTTCATATATATTCAGATACTAGCTATGTTACCGGTAAACATAAAATTAATTTTCAAGATACTATTCCAGAATATAAAGATAAAATTACAAATCGTAACATTCAAATTAATACTGGTATAGGAATTGATTTATATAAACAGTTTGAAGATTTGCAAATTACCGCAGGTAATTATAATATTGTTTTAAACTTTTTTAAAAATTTAATAGGTAATTTTGATAGACAACATTTACGTATAGATGAAATTTCTCCTGACAGAAAAGAAATACGTTTAAGAGCAATAGATGATCAAGATTCAGAATTTTTAGAGCAGATAACTAATTATATACAAACGGTTAATCAAACTATTAATAGTGGGTTACATAGAACATATCTATTAAATTTTAGTCGTAATCAATGTGTACAATTTATTAATAGTGTTGTTATTGGTGAATATTTATATGTTAAATTACAAGATCCACTGCCAGAACAATTTAAAGAAGATTTTAAATGCTGGGTAGTTGAAGAATTAAAACCAACATATATAGATCGTGTTAATATATTAGCAGCACAAATTGAAAAAACATTTAAACAACTATCTAATCCAAATTGGCAAGCAAATTTTTCTTATAATACATCTAATGAAACAAATTTAAAAAGTTGGACAGATCTATTAGGTTCTTCTGTACAGACATCACAACAAATAGTTGATTATTATTTCTCCGGTAGTTTATCAGGAATGAAATTGAATATAGATTATTCTAATTTTAATAATTTTATATTTTATAGTTCAGCAACAGAACGATTAGAAAATTTTAAATATAAATTAGAATTAATTGAATATTATACATCTCAAAGTGTTGTAGTTTCAGGTATTTCTGGAAGTGTTGCTACAACAAATAAATCTGATTTTGATACGTTAAAAAGTAATTTAATTGGAGGATTTGACAACTTTGAACAATATTTATATTATGAATCATCATCAAAACTTACAACTCATGATATTCCAATAATCGACGCAAATGTACCATCTGTAACAGGAAGTTTATATACAATTGATCCAGTTCCTAAATTAAATTCTTCAAAACCATACACATTATCAGAAACAACAAGTACTACATTTAAAACATGGTATAATTCGTTATATACTACAGCAGAATTATATGATACATTAAATAATAATGCTTTAATTAAAGCAGTTCCAGATCATATTCAACAAAATAACTTATTTGTAAATATATCTACATTTATTAATATGTTAGCACAACATTTTGATATATTATATACATATGTTGATAATATGACTCAAATTAATAGTCGTGAAGAAAATCCTAAACTCGGAATGCCTAACGAATTATTATATTCTGTCGCTAAACAATTTGGTTGGAATTTGACAAATGGTAATCAATATAAAGATTTATGGGAATATGCATTAGGAACAAATGAATCTGGAATTCCAATAACTGGATCTAACTCAGTAGGAGACCCTTCGGTAACTGGTAAAAATATGACATATACTGTTTGGAGACGTATTGTTAATAATTTACCGTTATTGTTAAAATCAAAAGGAACTAAACGAAGTATACAAGCATTATTGTCTTGTTATGGAATACCACAATCATTTATATCAATTAATGAATATGGTGGTCCTAGATTAGAACGAGCGCCTATATATGAAAAATTAAATTTTGATTATGCATTAGATTTAATTGGTAATGCCGCAGGAACGGTTACTGTTAATTATTCACAATCAATTAATACCGTACAATTAAGATTCAGAACTGATGATGTTATAAAAAATCCAACGATGCCTAGCACGATGAATTTATTTACTATAGGTAGTAATACGGTAACGTTAGATTATACAAGTGGTACTTTGGGTACAGTGCAAATTAATGGTACTGGGAGTGGTAATATTGAATTGTTTGATGGCGGTTATTTAACTACTATGTTACGAACTAATGGAAATAAATTAGAGTCTGTAACTAAGAAATCTAAACATGGTAAGATTGTCGCTGCGGTATCTGCTTCTGCAACTGCTTCGTTTGATTTTCAAAGCACATTAACACTTGGTGGTACTACAGGAGGTAATAGATTACAAGGACAACTTCAAGAATTAAGATTTTGGAGTTCAAGTTTAGGTGATTCGGCATTTGATAATCATGTATCTGCTCCTGCAGCTTATGACGGAAACGTAGATGCATATGATGAGTTAGTTTTCCGATTGCCATTAACACAAAAAATCAATCATGCTACGACTAGTAGTTTAATTGGTGTAGAACCTAATAGTTCAGGCATATCCGGTTCATTTGCTAGTTGGACTAATAATACCCCATATGACTCAATTGAAGAAATGTATTATTATGATGCTATATCATTAGGCGCAGGAACATTTGATGACAATAAAATACGATTAGAAAACAATGAGTTAATAGGTAATTTAGATGTTAAAACTAGAGCTGAACGTAGTCAATTTGACAAAGCCCCATTAGACAGTAAAAAATTAGGAGTATATTTTTCTCCACAAACAATGATTGATGAAGATATCATTGCACAATTAGGATTTACCAGTTTAGATGATTTAATTGGAGATCCAAGTGATACCGATAAAAAATCATATCCGGCTTTAATACAACGAGCAACAGAATATTGGAAAAAGTATGCAGATAAAAATGATATTAATGCATATATTAATATGTTTACTTTATTTGATTTATCATTCTTCAAGCAATTAGATCAATTAATACCTGCACGAACTGATAATTTAACAGGATTATTAGTACAACCTAATATATTAGAACGTAGCAGAGATTCAATATTACCAACAATAGAAAGATTTTCAGAAAATTATTCTGCGAGTTTACAAGATATGGCTCCTACTGCATCTGCAGATTCATTGCAATATACAGGAAGTGTTGAAAACAAAATTGTAACGTTAACTGGTAATGATGATGATCAATGGCAAGCATATTTAACGGCATCTGTTGAAGAAAAATATGGAGGTACTACATATTCATATGATTATTTAATTAGATCGGGTAGCACTTATATTACCGCATCTACACCATATTGGAGAAGCGAAGGAGAATTACCAGTAATTATTTCTTCTAGTTTGTCTGAATTTAAACAGATTACAATTGTTCAATCTTCTACATATGGAGGTTATTCATATGGTGCTGGTGGTTATGAGACAAGTGGATCATTACAATTGGCTCAAATACAAGACTATCTACCAACTGGAATTGAAAATCAAAAATATGCTGGATCTAAACTTACTAGTGCAGATTTCAATATAGTTTCTAGGCAAACAGTAGATGGTGGTGCACCGGTAGAAATAAGAAAAGCTAATCCAAATCAATTAATATATCAACAACAAACAAATGATAATGGAAGTTTTAGATTAACTTAACATCAAAAATAACATTAGTAATATTTATATAAAATTAAGGTAAAACAATATGGGATATTTAAATAATTCAACAGTAACCGTTGACGCAATATTAACTCTTAAAGGACGTGAGTTATTAGCAAAAGGAAGCGATGCATTTAACGTTACTCAATTTGCAGTTGGAGACGATGAGGTAGATTACTCATTATGGAATCCAGATCATCCATTAGGTACAAGTTATTATGGCACTATTATAGAAAATATGCCTATAACAGAAGCAATACCAGAT